TATTATGAAGGAAAAACACAATGAGTAATTTTTTTACAGATTTAGTTAGTCAATTGAAAGATGAAGACACAAAGATTTTATCTGACGGTGGTGCATCTGCTGAATATAGTGGATGTATTGATACTGGTTCATATGCATTGAATGCTGTTTTATCAGGTAGCATCTATGGTGGTGTGCCTAACAATAAAGTAACTGCATTCGCTGGCGAATCGTCAACTGGCAAAACATTCTTTGTGCTTGGCATTGTCAAACAATTCCTTGACGCAAATCCTGAAGGCGGTGTTATCTACTTTGATACAGAAGCCGCAGTCACAAAACAAATGATGGAATCCCGTGGTGTTGATACTAAACGGGTTGTTATCTCTGAGCCAGATACAATTCAGAAGTTTCGTCATACTGCATTGCAAATCATTGAGAAGTATCAAGCGCAACCAGAAGCGAAGCGCAAGCCAATGATTATGGTTCTCGATTCTCTTGGTCAGTTATCTTCTACTAAAGAAATGGAAGATACTGCTGAAGGCAAAGAAACTAAAGACATGACCAAGTCTGCTATTCTTAAAGCAACATTCCGTGTATTGAATTTGAAACTTGCTAAGATTGGTGTGCCATTGCTTGTAACGAATCACGTTTATGATGTGGTTGGTGCATACATTCCAACAAAAGAAATGTCTGGTGGTTCTGGTTTGAAGTACACGGCATCCACAATCGTTTACTTGTCTAAGCGTAAAGATAAAGATGGTACTGCTGTTATTGGTAACATTGTTCGCGCTAAGTTGCAAAAGTCACGCCTAACAAAAGAAAACTCACAAGTTGAAGTAAAGATTACCTACAGCACAGGTTTGGATCGTTATTACGGGCTACTTGAAATTGCTGAGAAATATGATATAATTAAGAAAGTATCAACCCGATACGAACTGCCAGATGGCACAAAAGTATTCGGTAAGTCAATCAACGATGATCCCGAAAAATATTTCACAAAAGAAATTTTGGACGCAATTGATGAAGCATGTAAAAAAGAATTTTTGTATGGACAAGATGGCGTTGGCTTCTCTGAGGAAGAAGAACTTGAAGGAGAAGAAGCATGAAATATGGTGTAGACTATCGCGTGACCGATAGACTGTATACATACAAGAAAGATCACGATTTAGCAAGCATTGAAATTCTTACTGGAAATTATAAAGATGTAGAGTTTACATTCGGATCAATCAACATCAATGAAAATGTTGAAGATGGTGAGGCAACTATTTCTTTTGATTATACAGTACATAATGATGAAACACTAGAAGGCAATAACGAATTTGAAGAAGTACTCGGTGAAGTAATGAATTCATTGCTTCAACATTCTTTAGAAGAGGCTGAGAAACGATATAATGATGAGCGTAGAAAAGAAAATACTGAAACACCTGCTGAATGATGATGCATACACCAGAAAGACTCTTCCGTTTCTTTCTGGTGATTACTTTTCAGACCATTCAGAAAAAGTTATTTACGAAGAAATTCATAAGTACATCACAAAGTATAACAACTTACCAACAGTTGAAGCACTCACAATCGAGATTGATGGACGTTCAAACTTATCTGGCGACCAACACAAGAAAGTCACAGGACTTTTAGATGAATTAAACGCCACAGAGTTTGATACAAGAGATGGCGCATGGCTTGTAGATGCAACAGAAAAATTCTGTCAAGAGAAAGCAATCTACAATGCGATCATGGAATCAATTCAGATTCTAGATGAAAGCGGTAAGAGCAAGAAAGAAAAAGGTGCGATCCCTAATATTCTATCTGATGCACTTGCAATTTCATTTGATAATCATGTTGGGCATGACTTTCTAGATGATGCAGAAAATCGATATGAGTTTTATCATAAAATTGAAAAGCGTATTCCGTTTGATCTAGACTATCTCAATCGAATCACAAAAGGCGGCTTGCCCGAAAAAACTTTGAACATTATTCTCGCCGGTACTGGTGTTGGTAAGTCTATGTTCATGTGTCATTGTGCCGCGGCTAATCTTACGATTGGTAAAAATGTATTGTACATCACACTTGAAATGGCTGAAGAAAGAATCGCTGAACGCATTGATGCGAATCTTTTGAATGTTGATGTAGACAAGTTGATTGCACTACCGAAAGAATCTTATCTTAAAAAGATTGAACGCCTGAAAGAAAAAACTCTTGGTCGTTTAATCATTAAAGAGTATCCAACGGCAAGCGCAAACGTAACTCACTTCAAGCATTTGCTTAATGAACTTAAACTGAAGCGACAGTTTGTTCCTGACATTATCTATATTGACTACTTGAATATTTGTGCATCATCTAGAATAAAACAAGGTGCTAATGTCAATTCATATTCGTTCATTAAAGCGATTGCAGAAGAATTGCGTGGACTTGCAGTTGAATCTAAAGTGCCTGTTATTTCAGCGACACAGACAACGCGAGGCGGTTACTCAAACTCTGATGTTGAACTAACAGATACAAGCGAATCGTTTGGTCTACCAGCGACAGCAGATTTTATGATTGCATTGATTGCTACTGATGAACTTACCGAACTAAATCAGATGATGGTTAAGCAATTGAAAAATCGCTATAATAATCCAGACACAAACAAACGATTCATGATTGGTGTTGATAAAGCAAAGATGAAGTTGTATGATGTGGAACAGACTGCACAAAATCATATACACGATAGCGGGCAAGTCCAACCAGATGAACCACTCTTTGATAAATCGGACTTCGGAAGAAGAGAAAAACAGCGTAGGTTTGAAGGATTCAAAGTATGAGATTTTTTAAGAGTTGAAAACATATAAATAGTAGAAGACTTTTTACAGGGGTAGACCATGGCGGCAACAGCAAATTTAGAACTAGTCAACACATTCAATGAGTGGCGAACTACAATCAACGAAGTAATTCTCAAGGTCAACAATCTTGAGAACGGCAACGCTGATCTTGTGATTGACACGATTGTTTCAAATACGACAAATACAATCGTATCTACAGCAAACAATACATTCAATGTAGCAAATGCCGCTTGGTTTACCGCAAATGCCGCTTATGTAACTGCTAACGCCGCATACGCACAAGCAAATACTGCAAACAATCTTACAAACTCAAATAACATATTTAAAACATCATATAGTGTAATCACAACAAAAGATGCATATAGTGCAACAGTTGCTTACAATTTAAACGATGGACGCATTTTTTATCAGACAAATTTAAGCGGCAATATTACAGCAAACTTTGTAGGCGTTAAGAGTGGTGCAAGTTTTGTTACTGATGCTAAAGTTGTAATTGAACAAGGCGCAACCCCTTATATTATCAATGCAGTACAAACTGATGGTACTGCAAGAACAATTAAATGGAAAAATAATACAGTTCCTTCTGGCAATGCAAATGCCGTAGATTCAATGACATTTACCATTATTAAAGACGCAAATAGCGTATTTACTGTTCTCGGTAGTCTAGATACTCACGGATAACTTGACAAGATCGTGGTAATCTGCTATACTAGATGTTCTAGTGTAGAGAGATTTGCCATGATTATTCACGCACACTTCAAAAAACCCAAAGCAAAGAAAAAGCCTGGCTGGCAAAAAGCGCAGGCTGAATATGATGCATGGCTCAAATCCCATGGCATTAGTAAGAACAAACCAAAGAAAAAAGAGTTTGTTCCTTACGCGCCTACGCCTGACATTCACCGCAGGCAAACACCGCACTATCCCTCACTCAATTCATTTGTAGGCTCTGCTACGAAAAAAGAATCGCCCAAGTACACAGGCGGTAATCTTTTGGGTATCGGAACACTACACAAATCGAATGCCATACCAATTTTTTCAAAAGAAGACGCAGAAGATCAAGCCAAAATGCGCCGGTGACATAAATAGTCTATCATAACGATAGGCTTTTTTATGCTTGGATTTAAAGATTACCTTATAGAACAAAAAAACACGCACATGGAACACGCGGAAGACGATGTTCTCAATGGCGGAGTTAAAGGCGCTAGAGATAGTATCAACGCACTCAGAGCGGTGCGTGATATGCTTGCCGGTCACTCAGAAAAGAAAGTATCCATCACAGTAAAATGGGATGGTGCACCTGCTATCTTTGCAGGTGAAGACCCTACAGACAAAAAATTCTTTGTCGCAAAGAAAGGTGTCTTCAATAAAAACCCAAAAGTCTATAAAACCAACGCTGAAATTGAAGCCGACACTTCAGGCGACCTTGCAGACAAACTCAAAGCATGTCTAGCAGAACTTCCAGCCCTTGGAATCAAAGGCGTCATTCAAGGCGACCTACTTTTCACGCAATCAGATTTAAAAACTGCCACAATTGATGGTGAAGAGTACCTGACTTTTCATCCGAACACACTTGTCTATGCAGTTCCAGCGCAAAGTGAACTTGCAAAAGAGATCAAATCCGCTAAAATTGGCATTGTGTGGCATACATTTTACGAAGGCGATTCATTTGAAACAATGAAAGCAGTCTTTGGTAAAGATATTTTATCTACACTCAATAAAACAAGCCGAGTTTGGTCTACAGATGTAGACTATAAAGACGTTTCTGGTAAGGCGACATTGACAAAAGACGAAACAGACAAGATTACAAAAATACTTTCTGACGCAGGCAAGATATTTTTCAAGACAGACGCAAAATTATTGAATCACATTAAAGATACAGACGAATTGCGCGAGAAAATTAAGACATTCAACAATACAAAAGTCAGAAACCAATTAAAAATTACAAATGTAAAGAGTCATGTCGCCGAACTTATTCAGTTTATGACAGCGTACTACGATAAAGAGATTGATTCTCGCAAATCTGCAAAGTCAAAAGCAGAATGGGAAGCAAAGAAGAAAGATGGATTGAAGTTTTTTAGTGCAAAGAACAAAGCACAACTCGAAAATATCTTCACGCTGATGAATTTGCTTGCCGAAGCGAAGTTGATTCTAGTTGGCAAACTAGATGAGGTGAAAACCCTTCAAACATTCTTATTGACAAAGGGTGGCTACGAAGTAACCGGTGTTGAGGGATATGTTGCGATTGATCACCTTTCAGGAAATGCAGTCAAACTTGTTGACAGATTGCGTTTCAGTTACGCAAACTTCTCTCCAGAGGTGATTAAAGGTTGGCAGAGATAATCTTCAAAGGCTACACTCCTACTTATAATAACAAGAAGAAAAAATAGGGTAATAATATGGCAAAACTGAATGAAGGTGATGTGATCGAAGGTATCTTTACGATTGCACTTAGCCTCTATCTTGCTTACGGATCAGTAGACAAGAAAAAACTGAATGAGATTCGTACCAAAGTTGATACGAAAATGTTCGGAACTGGAAGATTCAAGTATAAAGTTGTTGAAGGGCATATGCGCCAGAGAGCAAAGAATCCTCCAGACTTTTTCAATGTAAATTTTGAGATGAGACTAAAGCCTGAGTCGGTGCAAGGCGCATTTGATAAAGAATATGAAGTACTTTACAAATCATCAAAAGACGTTGGTAACATTGATAAGAAAATTGATCAGTTGATTAAGGCAATTGAAGGCGCAAGTTTTAGTCGCAGAGCAGGTGCCGCAGTTGATCATTTCTTAAATAACAATACTGGCGAAGTAGTTACATTCACAGTCATTGCAGATGGTATCGCAGGTGAATCTTCTGGCGGTGAAGTTAAAGGTGACGTTACGCTAGAAGTGTACGCCACAAAGAAGGGTGGCAATCAAAGAATCATTAGCGGCAGCCTGCCGTTCTCACTCAAATCAGAATCGGTCACAGTTGCAAACTTATCGCCATATCGCGGTATGCTTGATATTGCAAAAGCAATCGGCATTCAATGGGATGCTGAAGACAAGTATGTTCGATTATCAAAGCCTTTTGTCGGACCAGTTGAACAAGCCGCAAAGTTTGCCTTGATTGAAGAGATGTATAGTGATTTAAAAAGTAGAATGATAAAAGAATCTGTTAAAACTACATTCACAGATAGAGCATTAGACTTTTTAGCAAAAAGCATTTTCGGTTCAGACTTGGCTGATGTTATTGATGTACAATCGGGCACAGTCAAAGAGATTACAGTTGACTACTATAATCAACTACGCAAAAACGTCACGCTAATAGCACAATCGAACGGCAATAATTTAGTCTTTGCAGACAAAAAAACTGGCGTTGCAATCTTTCAGATACGCACTAAATTGCGTCCCCCACCAGCGAATGAAGCAAAATTTTACCTAGAAGTTGGTAAAGGCATCTATTCAAAGTAAAAATCTTATAAATAAGATGTAACGCAGTTAGGCTACGGCAAACCTGTAAGGGATAAGTCTAAGGAAAACTCCATGAGAAAAGTTATTGTAGTTTACGGCGGTGGATTTCAGCCGTTTCATCAAGGTCATATGAGCAGTTATGAGGAAGCCAAACGCGCCTTTCCGTCTGCCGACTTTTATGTTGCATCAAGCAACGACACTAAAGTAAGACCAATTCCCTTTACAGATAAAAAATTCTTAGCGCAACAAGCCGGCGTTAAGGATGACTTTGTGCAGGTCAAACAACCCGTAAATCCAGAAGAGATTTTACGCAAGTATGATCCTGAAAAAGACATTTTAATTCTTGTGCGAAGTGAACGCGATCCTGTTAATTACACTAAGAAGGATGGTTCGCCAGCGTATTATCAGCCGTTCAAGAATTTAAAAGATTGCAAACCATTTGATCCTAAGACAGGTCATGGTTACATTTTCGTTACAAAGAAGAAAGATTTTTCCGTTGCTGGTGAAGTAGTTTACTCAGGCAGTCAAGTTCGCAAGATGTATTCTGAAGCGGATGACACGAATAGAGAAAAGATTGTAGGCGACTTGTACCCTAAAGCAACCAATCCAAAAAAGGTAAAAAAATTGTTAGATAAGTATATCGGCGGATTAAAAGAGGAGTTAGAAATGGATGAAGCACTCTCATTGCAAGGGCGTAGAAAACGCGCCATGCAGGTAAGACGTTTAAAAGCAAAAATGTTACGCGCAAGAGAACGTGCAATGCGCCGTTTCGCAAATCAACCAACCCTTACCAAGAGAGCAAGACGCCAAGCAGTCACATTCTTAAAGCGTAGAATTGGTGGTGGTAGAGCATATGCAAACCTATCACCTTCACAGAAAATTTCAATCGACAAAAAGATCGATAAGATGAAGAGCGTAGTTGGTAAGATTGGCTCTCGTCTATTACCTCAAGTACGCAGAGCAGAAATTCAAAGAAAACAAAATCAAGCGAGAACGAACGAATCATTCGTTGCATTGTTTGAGAAGCCAGAACTGCCACAAGATAAACACGTTGGTGGTAAAGAAGGTACACAGCCAAGCAAGTACTACAAAGGATTAGACAAAGACACAAAAGAAAGACGCGATGCACATTTCAAGCGCATGGGTCCAAAGTCTGATTCTGATAAGTCTGCATACGCAGACGCACCAGGTGATAAAGAGGCAAGAGAAAAAGGTATGCCTCAGTCTAAGCACACTCTAAAATTCAAGCAAATGTTTGGAGAAGAAATTGGTAAGAAAGAAATTTCTCGCTTGGATCAATTAGTTCGCTTGGGACTTGCAGACAAGACTCTACTTTCAACAATTAAGAAAGCAATGTCTAAGATTGATGCTGGTGATACACTATCTACATCTGAAAGACAAGCAACACAAAATCTATTATCTACTTTGCTTGACATGGTAACAAGTCAAGATCAGTTGTTCAATCTTGCAAAAATGTCTTTGAGAAAAGAAGAGTTTGATGAACTGAATGAAGCCGCATATGTTGGCAACATTGGTG